GTCCTCGTGTGCTTTGCCCTGTGACCGCCGTAGGTGTGACACGAGGAACAAGCAGATGCCTGTCTCAGCCACGAGTGCCCTGAGTTTAGTCATAATTTCATCAATGGCTTTACGCTCGTCACCGTTTTCCTGAGACGACACAACGATGGACAGGTGGTCCAGTATCACAAACTTGCAGTCCAGAGCCTTAGCCATGTAACGCACACGTGCCAGAAGGTTGTCTGCAGAAGTAGAACCCCAGTGGTCGAACAGGTAGTACCGTCCGGTGCCAAGTGTGTCTTCCCAGAAGGGTCTCAGGTCGTCCACTGGTGTGTCTTCCTCAAGGTGCAGGGGCCTGTTCGCAGCCACTGACATGATGCCCAGAGTGGTACGCGAGAGGTCTTCCTCTAACGCGAGTACACCAATGTTACCGTCGCACCTCTTGAGCAGGTCGTACTCAATCTCACGGATGAACTGAGACTTGCCCATGCCACTACCACTGGTGATGGTGACCAACTCGTATGGCCTGTGGCCTCTAGTGAGAACATTGAGTCCTTCCCATGGGTAAGGCACTGACTTGACATTACGTTTCTCAACGAGGTTTTCCCACGTGTCCGTACCTGCGACAATACCGTCTGGTTGATAGACCTTAGCGTTCCACCATGCTTGAGTAAAGTCTTTGACCCTGTTAGCCATGAGCATGTCACTGGCGTCCTTCACGGGTAGCTTCACTACTTTCAGCTTGTTTGGACTAAAGAGGTCCTTGACTGCATCTACTGCTGCTTCTCCTGCTTTGTCATTGTCGAAGCACAGGACCACAGTACCGTAGGACTCCAGCCACTCTAGCTGCTCCTTGACTTCCTTGGCAGCATTGGAAGCACCTGAGCGTAACGACACTACGTCCCACTGCTTACCTGACATCTCGTAGACTGCCATGGCGTCCAGTTCACCTTCAGTGATGGTAATGTACTTGTTTGTTTTGCACTGGTGTTGTCCAAAGAACCCAACTCCGGTTATGTCACCGCTAGTGTGGAAGTTCTTTGTCTTCACCTCACGTACCTTTGCAGACGCAACTTCATTTGTGCTGAGATTGTAGTAAGGGTAGTAGTGCTTAATGATTTCACCCGTAGTCGAGTACTCCACAGTGACACCGTAGCGACTACAGGTGTCCTGAGACAGTCTCCTCTGGGGTATCGCTGCTACCACACCACCCATACTCAGGCGGCTTGGTTTTGCTGTTGTTGCTGCTATTGTTACTTCCATGTCACCGCCATGTAGATGATAGTCACAACCGACGGCAAAGCAGTGCGCCCCACCGTCGTCGTAAATGGCTAGGGCATCCGACGAACCACAGTCAGGACACCCCTCATGTCTAATGAATTTAGCCATTACCCTAGAAGTCCGCAGAATCGCCTTCGGTCATCTCTGCTTCCTCTAGGACCTTCACTGCGTCCAGATAGGTAGCCACACCATGTACAGGATGTGCGTCACCTAGGACAAACCGCAGTCGTACCTTTGAGTTGTAAGGGACTTCACCGTTGTAGCGGTTGCCTTCTGCGTCAAACCGCTTGACGTCAAACTTGGACTTAAACTTCCGCTGTTTGTTGCCTTGGTAGTCCTTGATCTTCACACCGCGTGATGCTAGGGAAGAAGCGTCGGACTCTGACACTGTGATGGTCATTGAGTACGCTCCAGTGCTCTGCCCGTTGAAGATGTCATGTTGAGTCACGTTGCTGAAGTTCACAATGCCTTCAATTGTTTCTGCTGGTTTTGCCATAATGGAATAATCTCCGTTTGTTTGCTTTTGTGTCCAAGAGGTCATCTCCTGAACATACTAATAGTATACCACAGTTTTGGATGCCGTGTCACCTCCTTTCGCTAACTTTAGTAAACTTATGTTGTACTACAGAAGTACTACAGAAGTACTTATGTAGTACTACTACTGTTTACTTCTATAGTTTACTACTTAAGTAGTAACATAAGTACTACTTTAGTAGAGGGTAGCATAATCTGTCTCTGGTGTCAATAGGGTTCCTCTGATTTCATCAAAAAAATTATCGTCCTCTAGTTCACAAGCATAGACACTACTCAGGCATATACCGCAGAGGTCGTAGAAGTCACCCCTAGAGTCTTTACGTGTGAGTTCAAAGTCTTCCAAAATCTTATTACAGGCTTTACAACGCATCTTTAGTTCTCCTCAAATTCTTTGTGTACTTTGTCTGTGTTCACTATCAGACCATAAAAAAGTATGTAGGCTAGTATAGGCAGCCACACAGGTATTGTCATAATCACTGCTGCTGCTTTCTTTAGTTTCATTCCCATGTGGACTCCTCAATGTCAGCGTATGAGTAATAGAATCTTTCTTTGTGTAACTTATGTAGCTCTGTGGGTGTCATACGTTTGTACTTGTCCCTCAAGAGGTCCTTGAGTACAAACTGTACGTCACCAAAGTGCAAGCTGTGCATCTCGTCAAGTGCCAGATTATCAGCCATGTGTTCTACTGCTTTGCTGCTAATTAAACCCTCTATGGGGCTAGTCAAGTCTAAATCTTCAGTATCAAACATTGTCATTACTCCCTTTCTGTTAGACATGCCCAAGAATAGCTTACTTCTTCAGTATTTGCAAGCTCTTGGTCAATCTTTTGTGCAATTATTTGGCACTCGTACTGTGCGTCACTGGACACCCTTTGTTTAACCACTCGTGCAAAGGCCGCCAAAGAGCCAGTCCAGTACCACTCAGTCATCATTGATTGAGGTAGGACCATACGTGCTTGCTCAGGTGCCACTCCAGACGCAATCATGTTGTCGTAGAGTGTCTCTGCGTTTTGCATTAGGTCCCAGTACTTGATGTCCCAGCGTTCCTCCTGTTTGCCCTCAAATGTTTCTAATGATGAACCTTGTTTCTTGTCTGGCGCACGTTTACGCCAACCCTCTGGTACGTGAAACGTAGGTACAAAGTCCACGTAGCGTCTTGAGACTTCATTCCACACTAAGCCCACCTGATGCTTCACAAGCTGTCTAGCGACAAACACGGGTGCCTTGACCCTAAATTGAACCTGTACGTGTCCAAAGGGGGTCCAGTGGTTGTGCTTAGCTAGATACCTGATGAGCTTTTTGTCTCTGCTACCGAACTCCTCAGACTCCATAGCAAAGGACACTCTAGCCGCATTAACGACCGTTAGGTCACTACCCATTATTTCCAATAATTCTACTTTCATATGTCAAACACCGGTCCTGTTACTTCAAAAGTTATAAAAAAATAGAGTAGACCTGCGGCCCAGAGAACACACATGACCCAGAAAACAAAGTCTAAGTCCTCGTCTGTCACGTTCCAGTCTCTGATGTCGTAGTAGATACCTTTAGTCTCGTCTATCATCCATTTGATAAATCTTTTGATTTTGTTCATGAGTTCACCAATTCATCTTTTATAATTAACTCCACAGCTACGTCACCGTCAGGGTAAAACGCATACACTGCGAGAAGAGAATCTCTTAGATTTAATATTTCTCTGAGATGTTCTTCGGGGTCGTCATAGTCTCTGAAAGTAGTGAAACAAGCGATAATCCTTTTCTCATCAGAAAGTTTATGTACGCCGTCGATACAAACAACGTCCCTTGTGTAAGCCTGAAGAATGAAGTCTGCATCTAAATCAATCGTTACTTTTTTGCTTTTTATAGCCATTGTGGTTTGCTCCTTTTAGTCCAGTTCATTTGTATTTCATTTCGTCGGGTTCTGTAGTATGCACGATAGGCTGCTACAGTGTCAAGCCCTCTGCACTCATCGTACATACATTGCGGAGGGTCAACAAAGGGTAGCTCTGGCAAGTCTTTAGGTATCACTTTGAGATACTCTAGTTTCTCACGTTCTGTCTTGTGCACCTTGCCGTATCTGTAGGTGTACTCCTGAAACAACGCTTGCAGATGGTCTAAGCCCCATTTGTAGGCAATCTGAGACGATCTGAGCCACTTTGTACTGGGGTGGTTCTGATGGGTCACCTTGTACACAAAGGGTGCCTGTGGCGTCTCTGAGAGCCTATGAGCAGTACTGAGCATTTGTGCAGTCTCTAGTATCATCTTGACTACGTGTTTATCGCACAACGATACAGCTGCAGCACGTGGGTCGTCTTCTGTATAGAATAGATTCACTTTGTGAACTCCTGTTAATGTCTGTTAAACCTAGGTTCATTGTCTAAGATTTCCTGAAGCTGTCTGTGGTCGTCCAATAGCAGACCATAGTCGCCAATAAAGACCATAGCATGTCTGCCAAGGTCGATCAATAGTCCCTCTAGGAATGCTACTGCTTCCTGCTTCTGGTACTCATAAAACTGTCGGCCTTCAATGTCTATCATGCAGCGCCTCTTTTTGCAGTCTGTTTACAATGTCCAGCACTGATAGCACCATTTGCTCGTCTGCAGGGTCAGACAACAGAGCGTCCTTTGTTTTGAATAAAGTTATCCAGCACTCCAATAGTTCTTCTCTTGTGGGTTTAAGCATCATACTAGAACGCTCCTATGTTTTGTTTTTTGTTTTCCCACGCTTCGCGCAGGACACTCTGTAAAGCTTTGTTGACTTTGTTGTCCTCGATGACTCTAGCACCTAGGGAAACGTCTGTAAACTCCACGAACTCAGGGCAAGCTTTGTAAATGCCGTCGTAGTCTGCAGGTTCGAAGTAGACGCTACAGGACCCTGAGGCCTTGCCAATGTCAAACTCTAGGGTCGTTATATGAATCATGCTATATTTCCTCCACCAGTTTATAGACTATTTCTACGTCACGGACATCGCCTAAAAAGTTTTCAAAGTCAGATCTACCGAAATACTGCCCACCAGCTTCGCCAATGTGCCACAAACCCTCACCGTATTGGCCGTTTAACCATTCGCAGAGATTATCTACAAAAGCTTCGTCATCGTCCATTATTCCGGTGTAGTCACCATTAACCAGCGCTGGTAATGCAAACGCTGGTACTTTGTAGGTGTCGGCTTCAAATACTATATTCATGCTACGCTACCTCCTGAAGATTGATTAATTTTAACATCTTTTTACCATGTGCCGGATATGCTACCACAGACACGTCCTTGTTCCAACATGCACGACAAGGACCGCATTTGCCTTCCCTAGTGCTAGACTCGCATACCGTTAGGCTACCATTTCCGGAGTCTAAAGACGCTATGATGGTGCTGCTATTGCGTCCTGCTATCGTCTCACCTGTAATGCTATCCGAAGAATACCTAACCACCACATTCGGCAATGCTTCCATCTGAGCAAAAACAGAGTGAAACTTTTTAAACTTGTGCATACGTGTAGGGAGCCAGTGTTTAACCCATGGTGTCGCTTGCATAACTTTTAGAATCTTCTCTGCCAGCTTTAGGCTGTAGACGTCTCCGGAGTCGAACCATCGAAAGTATCGGTCGTTGTCCAGCTCTGCCACCATATCGGAAACCCATTCGTCACGCTTCCAGTCCTTCTGGTTAGACTCGCGTGGTTGTTTGACATTAGGGAACCGATAATTGCCCGTTGTGGCATAGCACCCAACGCAAGCAGGGACAAGCTTACCATTGTCACCAATGCTACCCGCGCAGGTAGTGAGTGCCTGAAGTGACCACGATCTGCACGGCATCTTGCCAGCTTTAGAAAGCTTGATTGTCATCTTGTAATGTCCTTGTGTTGTGAATTGTGGAAGATACTACAGCAAAACCCACGAGTCAACATGGGCAGAGCTTTAGTGTCTCTCTAGTGCCCGAACATCTTGTTAAATTTTGTCTCTAGCTCTTGCCAAACGTCATTAGCGTAATCGTTGTAGCTGTGGTCGCTAATTGTGACCATGGGCTCCTGTTCGCTTCCGTTGTGATAGATTAGATAGAAGTCTGCTACGTGCTCTTTGTCTGCATTTCGTGCTCTGACTGTATCCTCACCAGTCTGCGACATGGTTTCTAATATATCTTTACGATTCGTGCTCTGCTTTAGCATCCACTCTTCGCCATCATGTATGCTGATCTTCATGCCGTCCTTTAGTAGTCTGCGAATCAAAGCATTAGCAGCTAGTCTGTCTTCAAAGTTTGCGTGTTCTGGTAGTTGTTGTGCCATCTTGTGTCGTTCCTTATGTAGTTAATCGATGTAGTAACTCTAGCAGACTGAGCGACCATTGCAAGCACCTAGCATAACTATTTGCTACAGTGATGCACCGTTATATAAACTTGTAATGGTCTTGTGTTGTGCCTTGTGTTGTGCTAGGCGTCTGAGGGTCCTACACTAGTTCACACACTTGTGCAACCTGTTTTTCTCTTAAGCAATTCCCATGCCAACAACAACATTGGCACAGATGTTGCACCCATGCAAGACTCGTGCCAACTCTTGACCTGGCACAGATGTTGCAACACTAGCAAAACCTGTGCCAACTCTGCGCCCATGCAAGACTCATGCCAACTTTAGGTTATGCAAAAGTCATGCCAATGTTGACCCCGGGGAGGGGGTTGCCTCGTGTTGATAATTGTAGTAGCCACCCAAGCACAAAATAGGTGAAAATTAGGAATATTACCCCGTGTTTTAACAACTGTAACTACTTGTTCTGCCTCGTATTACCACTACTGCCTGTCCACAGCCATAAATAGCTTGACTTATGTGAAGACTTATGTTATACTATAGTTGTAATTAGGGACAATTTGTGTTATGACCACTGAATTAAAAAAGAGAGGTCGTGGCAGACCCCGGAAGTCAGAAGTAGCCGCTGTAAAGCCCGGTAACAAGGGTAAAGTGGGTAGACCCAAGGGTGACGCTGCTATTATAAACGAGTACAAAGCTCGTATGCTGGCTTCTCCTAAGTCAAAAAAGGTCCTAGAGACTATTTTTGATGCAGCTTTGGACAACGACCATAAGAATCAGGCTTCTGCATGGAAGTTAATTATGGACCGTATGTTACCAGTAGGTGCATTTGAAAAAGAAGTCACCAAAGACGGTGGCAGAAACGCCATACAGATCAACATTACTGGTGTTGGTACTGTAGACGTAAACGACAGTGACATAATTGAAGGAGAAGTAGTGAATGAATCTTGAGTTCTTTACCTTAGATGAGTTCAATTGCCAAGTCACTGGTGAAAACAAGATGGAACCAGAGTTCCTACAGAAGCTTGATCGTTTACGTGCTGGGTGTGGGTTCCCGTTTGTCATCACGAGTGGTTACAGACACCCCATAGAACATCCTATTGAAGCATCCAAGGAAGTTCCGGGGACCCATGCCCAAGGCATTGCAGCAGACATCCAAATAATCAGTGCTTCCCAAAGGCATACCATTGTGTCTGAGGCTCTAAAGCTGGGCTTCAAGGGCATAGGCATTGCCAAAACATTCGTCCATGTGGACACACGTGGCACAACACCTGTGATGTGGTTGTACTAATGTTTTTTACACAACACAAAACACTGACTGATGATGCTGAGACAACAGTTCTCACTATCCCCAATGGTTTTCTTTTACACATTAATTATATCTTTGTGGCTAACCACGGTGGCAGCACAAATAGCATAGACCTGTGGTGGGAAAACAGTGCTGGTGCAGACCAAATGTACTTCTTTGACGGCACAAGTATTAACTCAGGAAACAAAGAAATCTTAGGTGGTCAATCTGAAACTCCTATATTTGTTTTACATCAGGGAGAAGTAGTGAAGGCAAAGGCTGCATCTTCAGGAGACATAGAAGTAGCCTTTACTTTTAACTTAGTAAATCAACCTTCGTTCCTCAACAACTACAACTAATAGTGACAACAGACTTAAACATAGAGTTACTTCCGTGGCAACAGGAAGTCTGGGCAGACGACACTAGATTCAAGATTATAGCAGCAGGTAGACGTACAGGTAAGTCCAGACTAGCTGCATGGATGCTGATTGTGAACGCTTTACAGGCCGACAGAGGCCACGTGTTCTACGTAGCGCCAACACAAGGTCAGGCCAGAGACATCATGTGGCAGACTCTGTTAGAGCTAGGTAACCCAGTTATCTCAGGTAGCCACATTAACAACCTGCAGATTAAGTTGGTCAACGGGGCCACTATTAGCCTCAAGGGTGCTGACAGACCAGAGACAATGCGTGGTGTGTCACTGAAGTTCCTAGTGTTGGACGAGTACGCAGACATGAAGCCTGACGTATTTGAGCAGATACTTAGACCTGCTTTGGCTGACCAGAAGGGCTGTGCGATGTTCATAGGGACACCTATGGGTCGCAACCACTTCTACGAATTGTACAAGTACGCTGACCTAGGTGACGACGATACTTATAAATCATGGCACTTTACTTCCTATGATAACCCTGTACTTGACCCTGCTGAGATTGACGTTGCTAAAAAGTCCATGTCGAGCTATGCGTTTCGTCAAGAGTTTATGGCGTCTTTTGAAGCTCGTGGGTCAGAAATGTTTAAAGAGGACTGGGTAAAGTTTGACGAAGAAGGTATCGACGACGGAGACTACTACATTGCAGTTGACTTGGCGGGGTTTGAAGAAGTCAACAAGAAGCGTACTAAAAATTCTAAGCTGGACGAAACGGCAATTGCTGTGGTCAAGGTTAATCCTAATGGTTGGTACGTTGACAATATTATTTACGGGCGGTGGAGCCTTGACGAGACAGCAGCCAAAATCTTTCAGGCCGTTAGAGACTACAGGCCAGTTAGTGTTGGCATCGAAAGAGGTATCGCAAAGCAAGCAGTAATGTCCCCTCTGGTGGACCTACAGAAGCGTCACGGGACGTTCTTTAGAGTCGAGGAATTGACCCACGGTAACAAGAAAAAGACTGACAGGGTGATGTGGGCGTTACAGGGGCGCTTTGAGAATGGCTTTGTAACACTGAACAGAGGAGAGTGGAACTCTAGGTTCTTGGACCAGCTATTTCAGTTCCCAGACCCACTAACTCACGACGACTTAGTTGACGCTTTAGCTTACATTGACCAACTTGCAAACGTAGCCTATGACTATGACTACGAAATTGACAACCATGAAATTTTAGACGTAGTATCAGGCTACTAAAGACTGCAAAAGCAGCGGAGTAAAATATGAGTGAAATCTTTGAGCAGGACCCTTTGTTGATAGAAGAATCTATCGAAGACTGGGTAATAACAAAATGTGAAGACTGGCGTGACCACTACGAGTCAAACTATGAAGCACGTTTTGATGAATACTACAGGCTCTGGAGGGGTATCTGGGACTCTGCTGACAGTGACCGTAAGTCTGAGCGTAGTAGGATTATTGCACCAGCTTTGCAGCAAGCAGTAGAGTCAAACGTAGCGGAACTAGAGGAAGCTACCTTTGGACGTGGCAAGTGGTTCGACGTCAGTGACAACTTAGGTGACACAGAGCGTCAAGACGTGATGTTCCTAAGAAATAAACTCACGGAAGACTTTGAGGACTGTAAGGTCCGTAAAGCAGTAGCAGAGTGCTTAATTAATTCTGCAGTGTTTGGCGTGGGTATTGGCGAGATTGTCATTGAGGAAATGAAGGAAATGGCTCCAGCAACTCAGCCTATCATGGGTGGAGACTTGCAAGCAGTAGGAGTCAACATTACAGAGCGTGTCAAGGTTAAACTTAAGCCTGTGATGCCACAGAACTTCCTAATTGACCCTGTGGCTACAAGCATTGAAGAAGCTATGGGTGTTGCCATTGACGAGTTCGTGAGTTTACATCAAGTAGAACTTCTGCAGGAACAGGGTGTCTACAAGGACGTTTACGTAGGTTCTGCTGCTCCTGACTCCGACTTAGAGCCTGACCAAGACATTACAGTCTACAGTGACGACAAAGTGCGTCTTACGAAGTACTACGGCTTAGTGCCACGAGAACTGCTAGAGAACGCTACAAAAGATGAGTTTGAAGAAGAAGTAGAGCTTAGTGAAGAAGCCGGGTCTAAGTCTAAGTACGTAGAAGCAGTTGTAGTAATTGCCAACAACGGCGTCCTGTTGAAAGCTGAGGCTAACCCTTACATGATGCAGGACAGACCTGTAGTAGCCTTCCCTTGGGACGTGGTTCCCGGTAGGTTCTGGGGTCGAGGTGTGTGTGAAAAAGGTTACAACTCACAGAAAGCTCTTGACACTGAGTTACGAGCTAGGATTGACGCCTTAAGCCTCACAGTACATCCTATGCTCGCCATTGACGCCACTAGGCTACCACGTGGTGCTAAACCAGAGGTACGCCCCGGTAAGATTATATTAACCAGTGGAGACCCGCGTGAAGTCCTACAGCCGTTTAATTTTGGACAAGTTAATCAAATT